ATCAGCCATTGCTGTGTCTGCGGTTACGGTACGCTTGCCTTCTGTAAGTGGCTTTGATTTGTCTGTTGCTTGTGAAAAGGTTGATAGTATATCTAGCATTGCTTTGTCGGTCATTGTATTATCCTTAATATCTTTTTAACTGCCCATTGGACTTGTTGTTCCTTGCGGTACATCGTTGGTTGTTTTACCTGCGGCTGTTTTTTCAGCTACTGGCACTGAGTGCTTTTGTAGGTCTTTCAACATGCTGTCTATGCGTGTTTGTCCAACCAACTCCTGTGCGCCTGGCGCAGTTTTAAGATTCTCATCTGTCAACAATGCACCTTCGTGATCTTTGCCAGCTTCTTCTGCGGCTTGAGTCAACTCAGCGGCGTCTTTGGTTTGTACACAAACGTAGTCTGGGCTCATGCCAGCACGTTCTCGTAGCATCTGTTCAATCTGCACAGTGGTTGTTGGGTAAGCAACTTCTACGTCAAACTGCCAGCACTCACATGCACCCCATCTTGGAAATTCCTGATGCTCCATTACAGGCATGCTTTTTGGCTTGCTAACACTCACTAACTCGTAGGTGTCAAGAGCACTTTTAATCTGCTCCATCATCTTGCTTGGATCTTGTTTTGCCATCTTAACACGGAAAGTGTATGTTGTGTTAAGATCGGCTATATATTCGTTTAGACTTTTCATAGGTATTCGTCCTGTTTATAGTATATTTATTACTTCTTACTGTTTTGTAGTATCTGATCCAACAGTGCATTACGGTCTAATACAACGCCTTGACCATCCACTGCGGTATCTTCTGGTGCGTCTTTGCTGGTCTGATGATCCAACTTTGCTTTTTGCAACTGCAACTGTACCATGCGCAACTTCTTGTCCATCTTTGCAGTTTTAGCAGTGATAGCATGCCCTAGCAATGTGCCTGCTGTTTGGAATACTTGTCCACCAAAACGTGGATCCATGTTCATTCCCAATTCCATTAGATCCTCAAACTTGTCTTTGGCTAATACAGCAAGCTCGTCCATTTCTTGATCGCTTGCTTCTAGGTCTCTTACTGTAGGTAATGCAGTATCAATCTTGTCTATTGCATCATCTACTTGTGCAATAATGTTTCTCTGTTCTTGTATTTCTTGTTTAGCCTGCAGACTTATTTCTGTATCATGCAGAGCTTTAACACTGCTGTCGCCGGATCCAGGCCCGAGATCAGTAGGTAAGTCAAATAAGTTTTCTAGTTTCTTAGTCATGCACGTATTTACCGTGCTTTGCCCTGGTGGAAGATATCATTTTCGGTTACTATACGGAACTTCAAACCGTGTTGATCACACCATGCTTGTGCCGCTTGCCACTTGTGCATGTTTAACACTGCCGCGGCTTGATCCCTTGTGCTTTTTGCTTCGTCCAATGAAGTTTCTTTGCTTGGCTTCACTTCTATTAGCTCTGCATGTTTCTCGCCATTCTTCTTTACATACACAACCATGAAGTCTGGAACGTATATTGTGTTTTTGTTAGTAAAGGGATTTCTATAAGGAATACGTATCGATTCGCTTGCCCACTGTAGTATAGCAGGATTCTCATCACAGAAACGCATGAACACATGTTCCCATCCGCTTCTAAACTGTGGTGTTTTTTTGCCTACATACTTTGACGGATTCTTAACCTGATAAAATCCGTTGTGATACTTGGAACTCATGGCAATATTGATCGCTGTACGTATTTGTTGATTGTTGGTGCATTTTTTATTCCCAAGAAACTAGTTCCCACACGATCAAAGTTTAAAAACATTGCAGTGTATGCATCTAACTCACCTGCTGGAATCTTTTGAAATTCTTTTAAAGTTTCCATTGGATTAAGTCCTTGCTTTACGCTAGTGTAAATTACAGCACTAGCCAATGCTTTTGCAGATTCCTTATTCGTTGTCACATTTTCAAAAAATCCAATAATAGCACTGTCAACATTACTGCTTACTTCCACAGGAATTTCCGAAAAGTTATTAAAGTACTTTTCTATGTTTTTTTGTACAATTGCATTTAGATTAACTGCTCCGAGATTCGTGGGATTATTTTTTGTTTTTACTAAAGTTGGCATTAGTTATCCTTTGCAACACGTTGATTACTTGGAATACCGGGTATTGGACTTTCTATTTTATAAGCAGTGCCTTGTGCAAAATATTTTTCTTGCGTAGTTGTATCTACCGTAGCCAAGTTAACGGCAGTGTTCCCACTGCTGTTTCCGAAAATTGAAGAAGAAAATATAGCACTGTTTGCAGTTGTCATTATGCAGTGTCCTCTGGATTGGTGTCTTGATTTATTCTAAACCCAGGTGGAACTAGGTCATTGATATTACCTGTTTCAACAAATTTTTGCCCTTGCTCGCTTGCTAAATCTATCATCGACTGCAAATCTTGTGTGGTGTTAGATCCCATTGATGCAATTATTCTATTTCCGGAAGGAGTGCGCTTGAGTGCATTAACAGCATTTGCTACAGTGTTTGTGCCTGTAGTGAACGTTGTAGCGTTTCGACGTTGGGGCACTATCTCGGTCGTGCCGCTGGCAGCTCTACTTTGTTGACTAAAAAACGCCTGTGCATCACTAGCTAAATCTTGTCCCACAGATGCTATTTTGCCAAAGAACCCACTATTAACTGGCGTAGTTGATTGATTGATTGCGGATACTGAAGATCCATCTGCATTTTTTGCTAAATCTAGTACTTGGTTAAGATTGGTTGATCCAGCAATGTCACCAGTCAATGAAGAAAGACTTTCTATGAAAGGGAAACTAGCACCAAATCCTGGAGTTCCTGTTATCGGTGAAGTCACTGACTGGAATATATCCGGAATTGCACCTAATGATATGCCGTTGCTTATTAAATTGTTAGATCCAGGGTTGCTCTGTTGTGCCGTTGGATTGTCTAGTTTAATTTGTGTTTGTGCATCATTAAATTCTACAGAACTATTGTTTGGCACAAACACAGTATTCCTTGGGTCTTGACCACTTAATATGCTTTTAATTTGTTGTGTTAGCTCTGTTTCAGCAAGTCCTTTAAGATCTGTATTATTAGTTTCTAGATTTTGAAAAGTTCTAAACGCGGTAAACAATGCACTGCCTACGCCAGCGGCATCTGTTCCCCTGGGCCCACTTATGCCACTTTCAGATAGTATTGTGTCAATTGCGTTAACGAAACCTCCTGGGCCCAATATACTTTCTACCCCGCCGCCTTGCGGTGTAAGCGGACTTGGTGACTTGTCGTAATGTAAATCACCAAAGCCAACTACTGTTGAGGGATTGACGTCTCCGGTTGCGTACAAGACTGTTGTAAAGTCAACTGTCATCCTATGACTTAATGTAGCATTTTGACTAGCATCATGATTACCGTGTTCAAATTTTGTAATTATAGGGTTAATTAACGTGTATTCACTAAATCTTTTTTGATGTAAGCTATACACTCTAATGGCATTTAAGTATTGTGGTGTACCAAATGATGATGGGACTCTCGGGGCATAACCAAAGTCATTTAACCCTGTGGTTCCTCCTGCATTCATAAACCCTGGTACAAAAACATCTCCGCCCTCTACCCTCGGTCTATACTTGGAGTTTGCATAATAGACACTGTTTACTTGGCCCGATTCAGATCCCGACGATGACTTATAACCTAAATCTGTGTCGCGATAGTAATGTGTTAAGTAGTCAAACCAAAAGTGTCTAACTACATCTGCTGAATCGTCATGAAATTCAATATCAATTGAAGGATAACGTAATTTTGTTTGAACAATATCTTTTCTATTGTAACTGTTTAATTCTGTATTATCAATTGTGTATCGTGGCAAAGTAACTGCTTTAACCAACATCCCAGTTTCTAGTTGCTTGGTCTTGGCATACGATGCTACACTAGAAAAGTCAAAGAATACATGATATAGCCATGTATACTTAGGAGACAACCTATAGTTGTCAGTGACCATTAGTCTACTGGCGTGTTTGTAGTCTTTTACTGTATCGCCAGTACCTAATTGTTTTAAAAATCCGTCAAAAATATTTGCCATATATAGAGCCTTATATGGTATTTATCCCAAAAAAATACCCGGATTTTTTGTCCGGGTATTTTCTTGATGTCTACTTTAAATATTAACCACCGCCTGTAACTAGTGTACCTAAAGTTCTTCCTATTGCTGATCCTACGCCTGTACCAGTTGGTGTCTGGACTGCGTTATCATACATAATTGTTAAATCAATTGTGGCAGGATCATTTGAACTGTAGTCCATGTCACCGTAGTTTACTTGGCTTACCAATGCACCATATAGTTCCCACGTTTCCAAAACATTAGCTTCATTGGCTCCGTTACCACCATCTAGCATTTCAAACTTAAGAACAAATTTGTAATCAATACCTGCACTTGCTGATGCTTGTTCTGCAAAGTCGAATTGTTTCTGAATTTGTTCTCCAACAAGTTTACTAACGTTTCCGCCTGCATCATCACGCAATGAAACTGAAATATCCTGCCAGGTTGGTTTACCTATTAACTTAACTTTACTGTTATACACATCAAGTGTAATTGGGTCGAAGTTAAGATTTGGTCTGGCAATACTTACTACTTGTTTTGTGAGCTCCACTTTTTCGCTACTAACACCAAAGTTTTCAAATATCGCCCGGAAGCGGTATTTCATCTTTGGCATTAATAAACCTTGAGTACTTGCACTTTGGTCTGT